CTATGGTACGCATTCTTGATTTTCCGACCGCCCGCCGTTTTTGCTAAGATACCCTTTAACGACCTCTTATAGCCTGGTGTCGTATGCTACATATTTGCGGGCGGTAAGCATAATAAAAGCCCGTTATATCAAGCGGCATACGCCACAGGATATATATACTTTTCTAATTCCGACATTTTAAAAAACTTACTTTTTTATTCAGTAATTTCTTTCAGATGTGGAATATCCGATTTTCCCCCAAAGATGAGGATTTCCCCTTCTTTACGGTAAACGCCGTCGATCACGCAATTGCGGATGACGCGGTACTTAAATACCCGGGCTTTCTCGCCAGTTGGCGGATCCGCAGGCGGATCTTTTTGTTCGCTTTCTTCAAGTTTTTTAAAGAAAGCCGCTTTTTCCGGTGTAGAAGCTGTTTTAAGCTTGTCCCAGGTTTTCAGCTGTTCGGCGAAGAGCTTTGTCTGTTCCGGTGTCCAGTTATTGTCCTTTACTTCCCAGAGCTTATTAGCTTCAGTAAGCAGCTCGCCTTCAAGCGATATTTTCTTTTTCCCGGCAAAGACCTCGCTAATTGATTCAAAAATGTTTTTCATTTATTACCCCAGTTTTGAGTTAATAATCGCCTGGACCTTCCCTGTAAAAACGCCAGCAATAGAAGTTTTCAAGTACTTGTACTTGGTTTTCGGGATAGGCAGCCCGTAGCCGTCGCCTATCATATCAACCGTGATGGTACCGCTTTCCACGATCTTTGTGTAAGCGCCGGTTTCGGTATCACTACCTTTAAGCTGCAAGGTTACCCCTGCCGCGCTTGTGAGAGAACCGTCCGGCAACTTAATATCGACTGACATGCGCTCGGCCGTAGCTTCGCCCATGTTGATAGTGTTCGGAAAATCTCCGGCCGCTTCGAGGGTTCCAAAGTCGTTTAACGCGTCATAATGAAACGTAATCCTTCCCATAATTCAATCGCCTCCTTACGCGACTCTGCCTTCGGCGCTTGTGATGACATCCATACGGCGACAGCGTAAGTCGCGAATAGTGGAGATTGGTTTACCCCAAGGATCTTTCTCGGTGTATACGACATTAATTTTATCCCTGGCGGCTTTATCGATTTTTTTATTTACATCGACATTAGAGTACATACAGTATGTTGAAGCGCCTGATGGAAGCGCGTACATAGCGTCGAGAATAATATCGATAAGCCTGTTTACATCAATTGTTTTAATAGGGATATTAGCGATACGAATTAAAGCGTCCGGCGCTTTAACAGCAATACCATATTGCGCTGTGAAATAATCCTTGTATGCGGGATATTCTTTTCCATCTGCGTCTTTATGGTCTACAAGGCCGCGATCATGGCGATCAACACCTACAGTCTTTGATCCTTCAGGATAGATTAAGTGTACGTATTCTTCACCAAGCGCGCAAAGATAAATACTGGTTAATTCATCTCCAGTTCCTTCGGCGTCAATAACGTATTCACCTAATTTATTACGCCTACGCTGTATACCTTGGAATTCTTCAGGTTTGTTTTCGTTACCATGAATTAAGGTATTAGCTTGTGTTAAACCCATACCTTGTATAATTCCTTTGGCTTCACTCCAGCGCGCGGCGTTAATATCCCCAGAATGCTTGATTTGATCCGCGTCAACTATTGAATACTCGGCAAGCATTGCTATACGGTCTTCGATTGGTGTTGTCTGTGTCGCGACAGTACCAACACCTTTGTTATAGGTACGGTGTTCACCAACCGCTTTGACAGTGCGCTGTAACGCTTTGTTAATTACACCGTTATTACATTTGTAAGCTGGCATATCAATTAACATTTCGTTTTTTAAGCGTAAAAGTTCGATAATATTGAACGGAATTGGATTATTAGATCTTCTTGATAATTCCAATGACGTCATTTTATCTTCCATGTTTAAAAGCATTAAAATAACTCCTTAGTCGTTATATAGGGAGGCTCCATCTTCGATAGATTTTAACGATTCTCCCGCGCTTCCTCCCTTGGCGAAGCTGCTTTCCGAAGTCAGCTCACCAAAGGTAATGAAAGCTTTTGTTATTTCCGGGTTATAGTGCAGNCCCGCCTGCCTCAAAAGATTAGCGACGTTCGGTCCCGCTGCTTTTAGACCTCGAACAAGATACTCAATTTTTTCGTTATACTTGCCGCCATATTCGGCAACTAAAGATTTGGTTAATTCCTTTTCACCTTGAGCTATTTCCTGTTGTCTCGCTTGCAAGATCGCGTTTCCTTGCTCATTCATGTTCTTGTAAAGAGCTTCAGCTTGCGCGGCTGTAAGGTTCGCTTTAAAAGCGGCTTCAGCGAAAGCGGCGCCGTTATTGTCCTTGTCTTTGGCAAAGGCGTATTCCTCGCTTGTTTTAGGCTTTCCGGCTTTTCCCCAGAACTCCGCGAGCTCTTCAGCTGTGGCGTTCTTTCCTGGGATTCCCCCGGCAGCGTCTTTTTCTACAAGCTCCAGATAAGCTTTCGCCATGTCTCCTACCTTTTGGAATTTCGCGATCTTCGCGCCGGCGTCAGCTGTACGCATTTCAGGCGGCAGCTGCTCGGTCCAAGCGGCAAGCTTTAGTTCACCCTCAGGAACAGTTCCCCCGGAAGCGTCTTTCCCCGCAGCTGCGGGTTTTGCTTCTGGTTTCCCTCCATCGGCGCCGGCGCCGTAAGCGGCTTTTAATTGATCTTCAGCGTTACCGGGAGCCGGTGTTCCGTCCGCCGAACCGTCATCCGCAAAATGTTGCAGACTGATTTTAGACATACCCTGTGCAGGTTTTGTCATATTAATATCCTCCTTCGGAAGCGGCGGTTTCCGCGATAAAGTCCGTAGTAGACTTTGTACTGCGTAATCCCAGGCGGTCCCGAATAAAAAATTTGGCATAGTTATTTAAAGCTTTTTCAGCGTCAGTGTAGGCTTCATTAAAAAATCTAAGATCTGTAAGAATAGCGTTTAATGCGATTTTTCCTTCCTCGGTAGAGAATACATTTTGAAAAACCGCTTGCAGCTTTTTATTCTTTTCAAATTTTGTTATATTTTTATCTTTCCAGAAGTTCATAATCTAATCCTCCCGCCATTTGTTTGTTAAGCTCATCGATGGCGCTGCCGGGTTTTACTGGCTCGTTTAATTTTCCGTAATTGCCCAGCATTTGTTTTTGTGTTTCCATTGCCGCGGCCTGTTGCTGTTGTTGTTGTTGCATCTGCGCGCGCTGCGCGCGAAGCGCTTCGATATCTTTTTGCTCTCGTATCGCGTCCTGCGGAAATCCTGCGCCTTCAAGTCCTCTCGTAAGCGTTTTATCAAAATCCACAACATCAAGCGCGGTCTGTCCCGCGATCTTCGCGACAGCTCCGATTATGTTTAAGCTCTGTTGAATTCCTGCTGACTCGTGATATTTCTTCTGCGCTTGGGCTAGAGGCCCCATGAAATTTATTTTTAATTCGGCTCCGGAAGTCGCGAGATCCACGGGCGGCTGAGGTATTTTTCCCTGTCTCCAATTTATGTTAAAGCTGCGTTGTATTACTTTTTCAATAGTTGAATCTTCAGAGACTACCAAATCAGAGAGTACGGAAGCTTTCTCGCCTTGCAGTTCCATTACTTCTGTGGCCGTCATCTTGCCTTGTTTCTGTTGTAATGCCATGAAAAAATCGACGCAAAAACAATCCTTTACCCTGTCTTCTATATCCCTGTATATTTCCAAAGAGATTGGGAAGTTTGTTCCAGAGTCAATTACGCTTGTCTTTTCTTCAGGATGTACGAAATAGTTATATCCTCCGGGTACCACATTCTCTTGCCCTCTGTTTGAATCGTGCACATTGTAAGCGGGAGAGCCAGCCTGCTGACACATTTTTAGCTTCTGCTCGTCAATTCGGTTTAAGTTTTTTATATCGTCAAGCGCTTCTATCGATGGAGATTCCCCATAAGGCGTTCCTATAATCTGGTCCCAAATAAAAACAGCGTAAGGAAATTCATGATACCCGCCTTCTTTAAGGATTTTGTCTTCGCTCTCATCGATGTAAACAGAAGCGTAAGGCATATTATTAGAGCCTTTTGATTCACTGTCATAGTCTTCTCGTTTGTAAACGGCGTGAATTATCGTTATATCGTCGTTTAATCCTTCATTATTTTTTAGTCTTTCTCTTTGTTGGTCGCTTAATTTATCTTTTCCAAAGAAGTTCACGGCGTTTCTGAGCTTCATTGTGTAGCGCCTGAATACTGTGTCCGGTACATCGTATTCATCAACGTCTAAATATACTTCCTGTGGCTTTAACGCCGTAAAGCGCAGTTTGTTTTCACCTATTATTTCATCGATAAGCATTACGCCATGGCCGAAATAAATAGCCGACGATATCATCATGCTCACTTGTTTATATAAATTGGACCGCGAGAACTCCGTGTATAGGATCCTCTCAACTTCCTCAAGCCAGTCCTTGGCGCCGTATATTTTATCGAGATCCGTTTTATTCTCAAGAGATAGTTTAAACCAAACGATATTAGGGCTTATGGAATAACCGACAAGACCTGAGCGAAGTGTTTTTGCGAACTGTGTCGGCCGGGTAGTGTAGCGACTTGTTTTTTTAGGCGCTTTGTCTTTTGGATCGTCCCAGTTGTAAACGGATGGAGATACATATTTTTGCACGTCCTTCCAGTTAGGAAGGAACTTGTTTCTTTCTGTTTTCAAATCTTCAAAGCGAAGTTTAAGATTTTCTACCTTGTCTTTCTCTGTCTCTTTTTCCATATCCTATTCCTTTATGCGGTCTCCGCGTGCGGATCCCATTGCGCGCGTCGTTTCTTGCCTGTATTCCAGCTGCCGTTCTGTTTTCTAAGCCATGTTGTAGGGTTGTGAGCGAAGTCGCTCATCATCGCGTACCGGCTTTCGTCGTATATGTGATCTTCCAATTTTGAATTAACGTCTTCAGGGTTACTTTCATCGGGTGTCAGCTGCGGTATTGTTCTTATGAAGTCAACACAATTGTCGAATACTTGCAGCATGGGAACCTGTTCTTCGCCGCAGAGAGTTTTAAACCTTTGGTGGAATATCGATAATCCGTTGATACGGTCCTTGTTAGCCTGTATACATTTAAAGCCTGCTTTCTCGAAGTATTCGATCTTAGAAGGTCCATCGCCGTCTTTCGCCCACATCGCTGTATCCGCGACCATTTCAGTCACACCCTCAAGCACCGCCATTTCCCAGCATTTCTTGGCAATCTCTCCGGTACTCATCTTGATACCAACATCCGTTTCATTCTTCTCGCAGCCGTACCATTCACCGTAACGTATCATTCTGCCTTCAGAATTAACCGCCCATTTGCCAAGAGAGAAAGGTTTAGAGTATCCCCAGTCGAACGCGAAAAACTTTTTCCATTCTCCCGGTGGCAGAGCGAACGGCTTAATGACATGAAGGGATCTTCTGAACTCGTCAAATACTTGGCCAGCGAATATGTCCCAGTCGCCGTGGCGCAGCGCTCTGTATAAATGCCCGGGCAGCAGCTGTAAGCGGTTCGCGTAATCAGGATCGTTTTTCATTAGAGCGGGATTGTCCTCAATCTTCGATGGTATAAAGCAACGTGTTATCGGAACTCCGCCTGTCTCTACTGTCTTGTGTATTTTAAAAGGCTCAAAGCCGTCGATAAATCTGTTTTTAATCCAAGCGTGGCCAACGCCTCCGGGGTTTCCGGACCCTCTCATATAACACGGAACTCCGTGAGCGCTGCGGCAGCGGCTTATCATGTATCTCCAGGGGTTGTCTGTAGGATAGTTGCCAAGCTCGTCGAAACCTACCCAAGTGTATTGATGGCCCTGGTATTTAAGTACGTCCTTGTCATGCTCAAGGAAGCGGAACTTTAATGACGCTCCGTTCGGGAATACGTACGTTTTATTTTTTTCTTTATATTTTCCACCTAAAGGTTTATATAACTCGTGCGCTCTTTTAATTAATTCTTCAAGCTCAGGATAGGTCCTTCTGAATAATATTCCCTGCCAGTACTTGCCGTGTTCGTTCACTCCCGCGTAAAAGTCCATTAAAAGAAAATCAGATTTCCCTCCGCCCGCCGCGCCTCCGAAAAATAACTCAAACGCCGGGCTTGATAACGCTAAGGACTGCTTGTAATGCGGTTTCCATAAAATTACATTTTGCTGATCATTTCCTGTCATTTTTGGAGGGTTTTTACTCATCGTAATCTTCCTCCGCGTTCATCACTTCAAAGTCAGCGTCTTCCGCTATTTCCTGTGTGGCAGAGTGTTCATTTACCTCGTCAAAATCTTTCTTTGTTATGTACACAACAGGATTTATCACAGTAGCGCCTTCCTCAGGGCGTATTACATCGAGATATCTTCCGTACATTTCCATCGCTTTAAGCTTGTCATGGAACTTTACTTCATAGCCATTTTTAGTCTTCTTTATGCTTTGTACGCAAATAGCGAGGTCACCAAGCTCATCGATACTGTTTACTTTTATTTCTCCGAGTTTATTTATTATGTCCTTTGGATTTTGTAAGGCTATTATTTTTAATTGACTTAAGAACTGGTATTCGCTTATCTGGTCATCTTCATTCTGGTTCGCCCGCAGTAACTTCGCTATAGCGAGCTTTATAGCTGGGTCTCTAGCGAGGCGCGAGGCGTTTGATTGTATTGATGATGGAGCGAGCTCTTTGCCGTGGCCGTAGGCTTTTACATACGCTAATGTCGCGTTTAAAAAACAGGTTTTATCCGTGCAGTANTATTCTACAAATAGTTTTTGNTTGTTTTTTAANCCGTCATACCAGATGGGAGCTTTGGGGAATAAATCTTTTTGTTCCGAAGCCTGCGGCATGGACATACCTCACGAATAATACGGTGCTATCATTTGTGATAAGTGATCCAATACCGCAGTCTGCGGTTCTTATCTCATTTATTTATAATTCCTTTGCGCTAATCTTGTCAACCGCTTTCTTGTATTTTGTTATTTTTTTATTAAACCACGGCAATTCCGCATACCCGCAGCATTATTCGACGGAAACAATTTTTTATATATGCCTTTATTTTATTTATATATATTTTACTTATATAGTTTTTATTATGCGGATATGCGAAGTAAAGATTAAATCTTTACTATGTAAAGATTTATTATCCGCAAGGTTTATAAAATACCCTTTGCGAAGGGTTTGCGACCGTGCGGAATTTAATATAATTTTCCGCTGGTTTTCTTCCTCTTGGTAATATTTTTATCTGCTTCATCTTGATAAAGAAGAGGAAAAACACAAAAAATGACCACTCCGCGCAGTGCTAGGCATATGTCGTGCGGAGTAGGTAGTTGAGTTAATTATTTTTTCGTTAATTCATGCCGCAGGCAGCCTATCCGCTGCCGCTCGCAGGTGCAGGAGGGCTCGTTTTATACTTCAGCTTTATATTCAAATAGTACGTTTCATCACCGCAGGCGGATATCCTTTTCTTTTGTTTCTTTGAGCCCATGTATTCGCCGAATGTGCTCTTGGCCATTACCTTCGTTATATACTCGTTGCTCTGTGCCCACTTGCGGAAGTCTTCATACAAATTAGTTACGCTTTCACAGTTTTCTTCCGGAATTGGTATTTCCCCCTCAACGTTCTCTGTGCGCTCTGTCATCCAGCGCCCGACCAGGTCTTCGCTGTTCAAATATTCACTCGAAGCTTCATCAACAACAGCGCATGGCGGAAACGCTTTCAGCCCTTCGCCTTTTCTGTAATATTCATGCGCGAACCAGATCAATAACGCCATTATTTGCGGACCTTCTTTCTCAATCAGCCTTTTATGTATAAAAGGAATTCTTTCATTTTCCGGTACAACATAATCAAATGGAACCATTCGTATGCGCCGGCGTACCGCGAGACCTGTATCCTTCAGCTTCAATTTAGGATTACTGCCAACCGCTATTTTACATACAGGTTTAAATGTAAAGTCATCCAAGTATTTTCGCTTGGCGTTTATTACGTCTCCTGAAACAATCGATTTTAATTGATCAAGATTCAAATTACCCTTTGGCGCGTCAATTAACATCCCCAATCGAATGCCTGGAAGACCTGCCAAATCAAACTGGCTCTGGAACCGGTTTTCTATCACAACATCCTGCGGAAGAGGCATCGCGTAATCGCCGAATAATTCCATCATTAAAAGCATCAGTTCAGATTTTCCATTAGCGCCTTGCCCGTGAAAGTTGACGAAGAAGGACGCGCCATTGTCCCCAGTAAGACAATATCCAAAATATGATAAAATAAAATACGCGAGATCAGGTCTGTTTACACCGTCCTTACTCGTTACTTTTGTAATAAATTCTTCAAACTCTTTAGGTATTAACGGCATCTCCCATCTGCCGTCCTTCTCCTTCAATTCCGCCGAATTTAACTTGGAAACTTTTAAAAATAAATCTTCAGGCTCGCATGGACGTACCTCGCCGGTTCTCAAATTGTACATATCTCCCTTACAATTCAAGAGATCCGGATCTGCGTCAAACCTGTCCTGCTTCACGGAGATTATAGTGTCGCACTTTAAAATGTTTTTTATCGCGCTAATACCAGCGGCAGAGAGAATCTTCCGCGCGAATGTCACTTCGCCCTCGTTAGTCCTCGTTGCGTTTTCAAAAAGTAAATTGCCAAAATGCGTTATTACCCTCTGGACCGCCGCTTCAGCGTTATCCTTTGTCCATCTTCCTTCATCCTCTTTATAAACAAGCCAGCCAATCTCCGGACAATAGCGAATATATCTCCCGCATGTTTCGACAATAGCGTGCGCCAAATGTACCTGGTTAATGTCATGGTTTTCAAAAACATCGAAGTCTTCCGGGATCTTATCGATTATGAAAGCGGCAAGGCGGCCGGATTCTGTCTGTTCACGCTTCTTGGATCTTTTTACTCGCATTCCTGTGTTGAGATAGTTATCCTTTGATACCTTACTTCTCGCCATTTATATTTTTTAATTCCTCCCAATTCCTTTTTTAATTAGGTTTATTTTACTTTCTAATTCGTACCCATTAGCTACTGCCGAACCAAGCATGGGATGATTTTGTACTCCCCATTTTTTTTAATTCTTTTTTGTTCAGCTTTTATTTCATTTATTATTTTTAATTTCATTTTTAAACCTCCCATGCTTCTACAAGCTTGACTATCTCCGCGGCAGCTTGTTGACGTATTTGTTTTTCACTACGTTTTGTACTATTCCATAGGTCGTAAGGACTGCCTGAATGATCCATACATGTCTTTAATGGGCAATTTAAACACAAATGTCCATGACCATTAGAAAAAAGCTCACACAAAGGGCACCTATATTTCATATCTTTTATCTTATAAAACAAATCTACAGGGAGATCACATTTATAAGTAATCTCCGGGTGATCCCTTAAATATCTCCAAACTTCCAGAGTGAGTTCTTTAGCTTCTTTTTTATCCATACAACTTATCCTTATAAAAATTTATATCCGCGAATAATTCTTCGCCAATCTCCGTAATCTCCCGAAGATACACCTTCCCGCCTACAAGGCGCAGCGCGTCAGCCGCTTCCAGCTCTCTTTCTAACCAGATAATCGCCTTTTCTGATTCTTCCTGTTTCTTCGCGAACGCTTTCTCAGCGGCGGATCCCGGCATTCCTCTAACAAAATCATCCTCAATTATATAATTGGAAGTACCAGGCAAAGGCGAATCGCCGTACGCTTCCTTCTCAATAATTTCCCTTCGCTCTCTCCAATCGAGCAGGTTAAAAGTCTCAAGAGCTCGCCAAAGTACCCTATGCCGGTTGTCAATAAAATGTCGCCAGCTCACATTTAAACTAGCGACGACCTTCCGGATGTCCCCTTTATCATTCGCCTCCCTGATTACCCGGCCGAGAAAGCGCTGTTCTGCTTCAAGTCGCCGCTGCTTCTTTGGTTTCTTTTTTTCCGCCTCAATTTTCGCGAGCTCTTCCGCTCTGAGTCTTTTAAGTTCTTCCTGCGCTGCTTGTTCCGCGACAATTTCGGAATCGGTCATTTTTATTCCTCATCTTCCATGTCCATGTCCGGATCATCTTCAAAAATAGTATTACTTGTAGCCGCTTCAATTTGTTCTTCAGTCGCGCAGCTGCTGCATAAATCATCTTCTACCCAAAAACAACTATCTCCTCCCGGATCGATACACGGAGTAAAATGCGTACAACCGCAGATACGGCAGCGCTGCTCATCGTCGTCTTGTTTTGCTTTCTTTTCCGGTTTCTTCGCCTTCCTTGGTTTTGCTTCAGCCGCGCCGGAAGCCGCTTTTTTAATGTCTTTCCCATGGGGCGCAGCGGCTTTTTCGGCTTTGATAACCTTTGCCTTCTCTTTTGGCAGCGCCTTGTCTACCACTTCTTTCGCAACTTCCAGGTAAAGCGCTTTGTATTCTTCCTTGGTCATATTGGCATATTTGAAAAATACGTTACCTTTTTTTTCCACATCTTTTAATTCATCAAGTTCGGGTACATCATCAATATCAATTGTTAATAAAAGAAAATGAAAAAACTTTTGTGTACCAGGTGATAACTCATAAGTTTCAATTTGCATATTCCCGAATAAATCCTGAAGCCATTGCTTTTGTTCTTTGCTAAAACGTTCCACTTCAAATGTATTAACATTGCCAATAGCTTCGTCTTCAAGCCGTTGCAAGAACATAAGCATATAATTCTGTGTAATCTCTCCGGATTTTTCCTGTTCAATATTTTTATTGATAATGCGCTTTTTTATGTTTTCGCCTACTTCTGTTTTAAATTTATTATCCCATTGGCTTGCTTTATACTTACCTTGTAGTTTCATTGCCATTTCATTTACGGGAATTGAACGTTCGACAGCAAGCGATTCTACAACTTCTTTACCGTAATTATTAATTAGTTCTTTAACGGGATCGCCTTTCTTGCTCTTCGCATTCCCGCCTTTGGTTATCTGTACTTTTTCTTTGTAACCTACAACGCTAATATGTATTTGCTTGTTATTAGTACCATCGCCTTTGTAAATCTCGTTAATCGTATAACAAACATTTTTCTTTCTGGTTGTTTCTCCGGTAAATTCATATTTCTTTTCATTAAATACTTCAAAGCGTACCTTTTCACCTTTCAAATCAAGCTCAACATGCGTTGCTCTTTTATAAAGCTGCTCCGATATTTTTCCATTAAAATGAATATTACATTCCATTTTTGGATCAAATGTTTTTTCCATTACCTTGCTTAAAGCTTCCTGGTATTTCGCGCGATAACATTCGCTGTCAAAGCAGACATCCACATAATCCACATCATCACCAAATTCCAGGAGATCGTTGTTTTCATTATGTGTTCTTTTTTCACAGGTCTTACATTCATTTCCAAGGCAGGAGTTAATTTTAAATTTTTGTGATTCGTATATAAATGATTGAACATTACCTTCAGGGATACAGAAATTTACTGTTACAATGCCCGCATATTCTTCTTTGTTATATTCAAATTTGTTTTTGTGTTTTTCATAAAACTTTTTTTGATCCTCTTCCGGCAGCTCCGCCAGTACCGCCGCGCCTGTGATATTTAAAATACCGTCCCGGAACCCTGTCTTGAGCTCATCGATAAGGGTATTAAGCCGCAGTCGTTTGTATATCGCCGATGGGCTTCGCGCGTAATACTTCGCAATTTCTTCAACGGAAAGTCCCTTGTCCGCCATACCCTGGAACAACGCAGCTTCATCAAGCGGATGCATTTCTTGCCTGTTTATGTTTTCGGCCAGAGCGATGTCCTCAGCTGTAGCATCACCTATTTCAAGTAATTGATCGCAGTTTATTTCTTTGTCCGGATTATCCTGGTATACAATACGCGCTGCAGCAATTCTTCGACGTCCCGCAACCGTACAATACTTACCGTCTTCGCGCTTTTTTACTGTCGGCATGTGTATTATGCCAACCTTACGAATACTGTTTACAAGCTGCTCAAAGCCGTCGTCCTTTGTGTACTTCCTGTTGTCCTCGTTTACAATCTCGCTTAATTTAATTGTTACTACACTCATTTTTCTTCTCCTTGTTTATTTTTACGACGTGCCAATGCCGCCGCTTTTCGCCGCTCATGACGATTTCCAGATTGTTCTGTCATGGATTGTTCTGTTCTGGTCTCTTCTCTGTGATTGGGATTTGCGTCATTCAACATTTTTACAAACTCTAAAGCGTTTGGGTTTCTATCGTACATTTCTGTCTCCTTAATTTGAATATCCTGAATAACAAATAACATCAAATTTTATTCGGGCATCATCATTTTCTACAACTACCGTGGCTTTTTTTTCTGTGTTTTCTGTAATTAGTCCATACCATTTACAATCTGCAATATCTTCATGCGTGCATACATTACAATGTACAACTGGTAATCTAAAATATTTCTTTGTCTCTTTAGGAGATAGCGAATCGACTAAAAATTCAACAAAACCCATCACTCACCTCTCGGATCTTCCAGTTTCGCGCCGCAGTATTTACAGTACGGCGGACATAAACCTGCGCAATTATCATCATTGCCAGGTTGATCGCAATCAGGACAACGGGATCCAAATTCATCAATTACCCAGTACTTCTTTTCGTCGCTTTCAATTTTCAAAGGACAATCCGCATGGCGGCTGTCGGTACAATCATCTGCTTTCGTCCAGTCATTTGTTTTTGCGACCCCACACATGACCTTGTAATAAATCTTGCAGGATGTTTTTATTTCACACACATTGCAAGATACCGGCGTTTCAAATCCATAAATCGCTTTACCCATTTTTTCCTCCTTAGGTTTGCCAAAGTCTTCTTCAGCCGCTTTGTTTAACTTATCAAGTATCCATTTGTCAGTATCCTTGTCTTCAGGCGAATAAACCTCCATGACAAGCTCACCACTTCTGTTAATAATCATGCCGTCTTCGTTCATCGTAAACGGCGGCGCCAGTTTTTCTTTTAATGTCATAGTTTCTCCTCGTCAAATAATTCTTTTGTCGCCTGATAATTTATCCATAATATTTCATCACGGCGATTTCCTTTTTCGTCGTATGCCGACATAGATGTTTTTTTCCAATTTTTTAAATGTGTATTATATATTTCGTTTTCATAACCTGATAAAATAATTTTCGCTTTTGATTCATTCAACAAACCGCATAATTTGACATGCTCTTCATTTGTCATTTCATACGAATAATATTTTTTATTTTTTCTTGTGTTTAATACATAAGGCGGATCTAAATACATTAAAACATTTTCTCGATTGTATTTTTCTATTAAAATAAATGCGTCACGGTTTTCTATTTGAACAATGTTACCTGGCTTTGGACGTAATCTGTATGTTGCCTCTTGTATAAGTTTTGGTAGTTTTTTAAATCCTTCAATGTAACCTGCATCTGTTTTTATATTATGTCGCCATCCTGTTTTACCAGAACATTTTGCACCAATAGAAAACCAACATCGTACTAAAAACCTTCGCGCGTTTTCAAGTTTCGTTTCTGTCATGTCGTACGATTCAATATATTCCTGTCGGCTCCATGGAGTGTTTTCTATAAGCCATGAAAGCATATCGCCGTTTTCCCTCATTTGATAAAACAAATTGTAAACGTCTTCGCTTAGGTCGTTTATTGTTTCAATTAAGCTAGGTGCTTTTCTAAAGAACACTGTCCCGGAACCAAAGAAAGGTTCTAGATATGTCATGTCTTTATAGCCATCCGGAAATAAAGAAATTATTTTATCTGCGATCCTATTTTTCATTCCAGGATACTTCAGTATTGTTCCGGTCATACACCAACCTTTAACATATAAAAAATCTCCAGGGTGTTCCGGGCAAGAAGAGGCGAGAATGTAGTAGCCCCTGCCTTCCGGCAGAACCCCTCCCACCCTGGAGATACTCCCAAATATAAAAACCCTCCTGTGATATAATCATGGTAACCACACCCGCCTGCCCGTATAGGCAAGGCTATAACACACCCCAGGAGGGAAATTATGACTTTTGAAAAACTAACGCTTACAGAAAAAATGGCTTTTATTAACTTGGCAGCAACTCTTTTACACATGAAAGTAATTACTGTAGAACAGGAAGAATACGACGAGGAAGACATTGTTGATGTTCTATATGAGCCAGCCAAAATTCTTTTTAGCAAAGCTAGTTCCTTGAAAAATTAAGTATATTTCTAATTGCGGTAACTTCCTCACTGATTTCTACAGGAGAGTATTTTTCGCATCTTAAGCCAATTTCTCTTTTATTATAATCTTTTATGTCAGTAAGATTATTTCTCTCACTAAAAAAAACAGTGCATTCATACCCAGCTTCCTTCAGTGCCTGGATAGCTTCATCCAGTTTTTTAATTGCTTCTAAATCGTTCATTACGCACACTCCTTTTCTTCAGTATTCCCGCTCCATAAAACATGAGCGTCAACAAACGGAAAATCATCTTCAATTTGCTTTACCTTCTTGGATACAAAGCCAAAGTTATTTATCATCGATAGCGGTGTCCAAAAATCGATAGCTTTCTTTTCGCCGTTAAGACGTACTATAAAACAACGAAGCAGCGCCGCTTTATCTGTTTTGCGTACCACTTCAAATTCTTTTAAAGCGTCAAATCCAAAACGTTTGCAGTATTCTTTCTTCGCGACGCGGAAGGCCTTCCAGCCTTCTTTACTCAGCTTGTTATTTTTTAAATACCATCTCTTTTGAATCCAAAAGGATACCGCTTCATGGACCATCAAATACGCCTTCTCTGTTTCTTTTTCGATATACATTTCTTTCTCCTTGTTGACTTTCCCGGAATGTTAAGAGGCGTTAATGGCGTTAACTTTTGACTTTCATTCCGGGAAAGCCTAGGGATCGAAGTGGAATCGAACCACCAACCTGCAAAGGGGGACTGCCCTGTACATGCTTTACCATTAAGCTACCGACCCATGTGCGCCTTAACGGAAGCGCGCCGCCCTTAATCCAAGGGTAGGAATTCGCTATGCTCCAAGAGGACGTGTCCTGGTTGTTTCAATTTTCATTGGCCCAGCACCCGACTCCTACTTGGAATTTAAATATGGAATTCTTATTTCTTATCACGACTGTACGGATAACCTCCTTGCTTATTTTTCTTTCCTTTTTTGTATTCCAGATACGATAAAACAAAAAATAATAAAGCTAAAATTGCCATAATGAAAATTAAAATATCAACTACCATTTGATTTTTTCCTTTTCTTATTACTGATGAGAATTACTTCAGACGAATCCACAGTAATTTTTGCTATTTCCTGGTCGTTAAAAGTAACAACTAACGCGCGAGTTCCATACGCCGGCGCCGATTCCAACATTCTTGCTATCTCCGGAAGTAACACCGCTATGTATTCCGCTGTCTGTGTGGAACATTCTTGCCTAAATACTATCTCCATACCTTCTTATCCTCTACAGAAAATAAAACCTCCCCGAAAATGGATCAATTTTCAGGGAGGTACAAACAAACTCTTAATTAAAAGAGCTTATTGCCACTGATTTTAAACCGTTGATCCCCGGTTACTGTATCAAAAACTACTGTCTCAAAAACAGCCGCTTTCGATAACTCTATATCTGGTAAGGAATTAGATTGGATTTTTGATTGGTGAGCGTTAACAAACGGTAACTGCTGCGGGCGCTGTTCGCGCCCTCGGGGTTCGGTCGGCTAGGTCAGTCGCTACGCTCGTTCCCAC